TTGTTCCCGCTCCAGCAGACGTGAAAATGATTTTGCATGTGGTGTGGGATGATACTGGCCATAGTTCCAAGTCCTACCATTACAAAGAAAAAGCAATGGCTGTGGACTTCCATATAGTAGGGGTGCCTCTGCCTTTGCAATACACAATCCTAACGAGTTTTAGGCAAATTGGGGCTTTGGGCTTTTACCCATGGTGGAACAACCCCGGCTGGCACATGGACATACGTCGCAATGATAGGCGCATAGAATGGTTATGCACCAAAGCCGAAGTGCCATTTGAAGATAGTAATGTTGGAATAAAAACAATAGAACCGGATATTCAATATGATTATAGACAAGGTGTAATCCTGGAATATCTGATAAATAATTACATAGGAGGATGATTATGGATAGTGAAAAGAAGTGGTGGGCGTCTCGTTCGATTTGGTCTCTGGTAATTGCAGTGGGATGTATTATTGCTGGATTGTTCGGAATTGACATTGACGAAGCTACCAAACAGGCACTTATTGATAATACATTGGTATTGGTGTCTGGTATTGGTACTCTTGGCGGGATTATCGGCGGGATTATTTTTAGGGTGAAAGCAAAAAATAAGCTAACGAAATAATGGGCAAGCTAATTGAATTATTCTTACTACTCGGTCGATTATATGAAAATGCAATGGCCATCTACAAAAACAAAAAGAATCAAGAAGTATCAGATGCCATTGATTCTGATCCTGTTGAGTGGAGTAATTCTCATTTTAATAGGGTGTCAAAAACAGATGCCGGTGAAGCCGCCGATTCCAAACGGGATTTGGGTGGAAAGGATTCCTAATACTGATTATATCAAGATGAAGGAAGGTCAGTACAATAAATTGATGCACTATATCCATAAATTAGAAAGTGGGTATGAATAGAGATAGGCCGGGGCAGCCCGGCCTTTTTCTATAGTTCAGCAATAATAGACTTACCATTTTTTATTCCCACTTCAAAAACCTTATCAGCCCCTTCTATTATATCATTCCTATCAGCCCGTTCATCGCTAATGGTGATTATTTGCATTCCTAATTCTTCGGATATAGCTTTCATCATGTGAATGGCCCTAGCATTTTCTTGCACACCTTTTAAGTGCTTAAAAGGTTCATCAAGCATCAATAAAGGTCTCGTGTGTTTTCCCATACTCCATGACGATATTCTCAAAGCAAAAGCCGCTATATCAGCAGCACCATACCCACTACTTGACAATGGATCTATTTCTTGTTTGCCTCTTGCAAACATTAAATCGCATTCAGTTTTATTGCGTCTTTGTTCAAATTTAACTACCATCGAATATGGATTATTAAAAACAGCATCTTGGGCAGAAGACACTACAGAAGCTAATTGAAATTCAAGCTGTTTTTGTGTTTGTATAGATACTGCCTTTACAATATCTTCCGCCTTTTCTAATTCTTTTTGTTTAGTTTCTAATTCTTCGATTTGTTGTTCGGTGTTTTCTATTCGTGTCTTAATAGATCTTTGTTCTCCGCGTTTACGCTCATATTCTATAATCAATCTATCAAGCATTATTTACTCCAATTTATTTTCTATTTCAGTGCATATTTCTTCAAACTCCTTTTCCAATTCTTCGATCATTTTTTTATATTCTTCAATTTGTGCTTGTGCTTTCTTCAAAGATGCAAATCCCATATTCTTTAATTCTTTACGTTTAGACTTCAAAGCACCCTGCAACATAGTTATTTCTTTTTCTTTTGCTTCGATATCTTTCTTCATTTTTAGCAATTCTTTAGTCGAATACATCTACACACCCTCCATGTTATCGTATATATGTTTGCGGATTTTCTTTGGTGTTTTATTTTGCTGGAAAAATTGCTCTAGATTTTCCTCGAATTTAAGTAGCTTTTGATTGTTTATTTTTGCATGTTGCAAAAAAGCCGCGTATCTTTGTTTTTTATTGGCCACTTGCTGTAAGTGTGCCCTACTTACGGCTTGCTTATTATGTGTTAAGATTTGCCTTTGTATCTTGTGATTTTTGGCGTGATATAAAAATACACAAGGGGTGTTTTTATGCTGGTCCGCACTCTGCCTTGTAAGGGAGCCTGGATTAACCAATATCCTCCCTTTATATTCTTCTGCAAAGGTTTTGTGGTTATGTCCAGTCACAATCAAATCATACTGTGGATATTTTTTAAGAATTTGTTTGGCTGATAAATCAGTGCAACCGGGCCATGGTTTTTCACCTTTCCAAGTCATTACATGGTATAAAAGAATAGCACGTTTATTTATTTCTATACTATTGCCTTCTGGTTCTTGTTCCCAATGCGCTTCTTTCAATATCTGAACAGCTTCAGCACATTCTAAAGTATGCATAGCTGTTTTGTATGCTAAATCTAAATTGTGTTGTGGTAAATCATGATTCCCATAAATAGTATAGAACTTATTTTTGAATTCATGGTATTTTGCAAATCTAACGATAAATTCACTTATTAAATTGGGAGTGCCTTTCCAATTATTAAATAAATCTCCTGCATGTAATATGGGTTTGCCCATGGCTATAATTTCATCTATTTTATCCCATTGGGCTTTCCAAAAATCATCCGTTCTGCAAACAGGTGTATCTTCCCGCAAATGCCAATCTGCTGTTAGTATTAAATCAGTTTTCATATTCAGCCCCACATAATGGACATATTTCGGGTTTGTTAGTTTCCCAATCTTCTTTCAACTCGAGTAGTTCTTGTTTTTGTGTTAGTATTCTTTCTTGATTCTTTGCAATACTATTCAAAAATTCTTGTATGCCTTTTTTCTTTTGTATCAAATCTATTATTTGTGTATCTATATGTATAGCATTATCAATCAACTCGAGTGAAATACCACTGGTTTCTATTTCTTTAATATCAGTTTCTATTTCATTGATTTCATCGATTATCGTCTCGATTTCATCGATCTTATCAACAAATGAATTTATATTGCCAGCTATATCCAATGCGGTTATCACATCTTCTTTATAGGCCACTTTAATTCTATAATCAGATATTTTGTTTTTTACATCGTATATCTCCTTGCATATTTTAGATACTTGTTTGATATTATCTTTCAACTCGAGTAGTTTTGTCTCAATTATCTTTGCTTTCTTAATTAGGGTTTGCACATCATCAAGGTAAGAATAACTGTCATGCTCATCTTTCAATTCTACCAAGAAAACATGGCCCTGTGTCACTTCTTTATTTGTGCGTCTATAAGCACTGTGTAAATTATGAATGGTGCTATCTATAATGTCCAATGAAGCAACTCTATTCAAATATTTTGCAACATCTCCAGAACTGTTTTGCAACAAGAAAAAAGGATCTATTTGAGCTTGTATATTCAAATCACGTGAAATATTATGTGCCGCTAATATTTCTTCTGGTGGGTTTCTGCCAATGGCTTTGAATATCTGATCATTCAGCTTATAGATATTATTCTTTGAATCTACGCTACGCAATATATTACAATCATCGAATACGAGTTTTACTGAACAAGAAGAGGACCAGGAAGAAATAAATCCTCTTCCCAATGGTCTATTGTATAATGCCCACAACATACTCCTGAATATAGCAGATTTCCCGGCATCAGTTGCGCCTAGTATGACGTTGACACCGGGATTAAATTTCATTTGAGTATGTTTGTGGGACTGGAAATTTTTTATTTCAATCCCTTTTAGCATTGTATTCCTCTAATCTGGTTGTAATATACATATACTGTCAGCAAAATAATTTCTATCAGTAGCATACCCACCAGCGCGTCTTAATTTATCCCAACAAGCAGGGCATCTGTGATCTGGTGTAGGTTTGCCACAATCACAGCACCTATGCACATTTTTAGGAAATTTCGTCCTCTTGAGCTTCTTTGCCATGCTCATTCTCCTTTACTTTTATATCTTCAAAAAATACATTCATGTATTGCTTGAAATCGTACAGAAGAGGAATCATGAGTTCCTTAATTTGAGGGTGTGCTACTGGAGCGGTGCGTAGCTTGAAAATATGCCGCCATTCGCGGATATTAGCTGTAACCACTATTTCAGTTTTCAAACTATTGGGCAAAACACTTCTTGCACATTCAGGAGTTGCGCCCATACGCAACATTTTCAAATACATATTTTCGGCATGTTGCATACTCTCACACCATAATGAATACATAGAATCCCCAACAGCCCACTTGAAGGGACGAATAAATGTAAGTTCATTATTAAATTTATCTTTGCCATAATTACAATATCTGGTAGATTCCTGGGAGAATGAGGCTAATCTATGTCTTACTATTTCATGGGAAATGCCTCTGTCGCAAATAAACAAAACTGAAACGGAGTAATGTTCTAGTATAGATTCATGTTTTTTAGTGATGCAATTTCGAAGTAAATTGATATCTTGTTTTAATCCTTTAGAATTGGATTTGTAGCATGTTCGAGCGGCATCGGCACATTGTGTAACAGCCGCAATATATGCAGGTTCTTTAAGTATCCTATAGGAAGCATCCACAATCTTCATAAAGCACCCTCCATCTTTTGTATTAAAGAATTACAAACACCATGTGCCAATTCCATTTCCTCTTTCTTATTTACTTCTGTATCAAAAGAACAATATATTTCGAATAGACATTCACATATATAATCCCATAGCATGTTGATGTGGATACATTTATCTGGAATATATTCTCTTGTTCTTTCAGTTAATTCAATCAGCACATTTATCCAAACAACATCTGTTCCTCTAATACCTAATAAATCAAACTGCCTTTCAAACTCACCAATACCAGCATCAATCATTCGTTTGTATTGTTTAGCACGTATTTTAGAAGTACAAAAACACTCTGTTCCAAACATCTTTAATACAATATGTCGGCGGTATTCTATTATTCGTTTGCATAATTCTTTATTAGAATTACTTCCATTTTTATTTATAGAATATAATAGAATCTCCAACATATCTAATGCAAATACTTGTCGTCTTTTATTTATAGAAAAAGAACTACTCATAAATCACCTGAATGGGCAATAATTGGCATCATTGGAATTGTATCCTGTTTGCTTATCAATTATTTCATCATACTGCGATTCTAGTGCTTTTTTGTTTTTTTCCTGTAATTCTTTTTCACGTGCTATTTTCCTTCTTTGCATCACCCTATATTTGTTGGTTTTGAGACATTCCGGATTATTACATACTTTCTTTAATGCTGTTTTTGGTACATGTTGATATACGGAACCACAAATGATGCACAATCTTGTTTTGTTGCCAGTTAGAAAATCTTTGAATACTTTATCTCTGTATCGTTTGTATCTTTCTTTAGCATGTTTAGACACGCAAGAAGGACGCCCACATACTGTATGATTCTCTCGTTTAGGCTTAAATAAACGCCCACAATATTTACAAGGAACCAATTCATGTTGAATGGCGTTTGTTTTTCTGCGTTTCAAATATTTGTCATTTCGTATCTTATTTCTCTTTTTATGGCATTCTGGATTGTCACATATTTTGTGATTGCTTCCTCTACTCACGAATGGGGCTCCACAATACTCACAATATGTAATATCGCCCTTCATATGAAACTCCTATTCAATTTGCTCATGTAATCTTGAAGGTGTAACACCTTCTTGCCCTACATACTTTCCACTATATCCTTTATCCACCCCAGATGCATAGAGAAATACCACCTGACAAATAGGCATTTTTATTGGTATTCGCATATGGCAGTTATTGGCATTGAATAATTCCAGTGTGATATTGCCTTCGAAACCAGGATCTATAAACCCTGCATTTTGAACGAATAAACCACTTCTACCGATACTAGATTTCCCCTCCACATAAGCACCTATATATGTAGGAATACTAAACCATTCTACCGTACTTCCAAGCACCATTGTTAATGGAGGTATTATCACATATTTGTTGAATGATATTTGTGTTGATTCACGCTTTTCAAATATATCTATAACATCATCTTTGTGAACATTCGCATGAAAGATAAATTCCGTATCTAATAAACAATCATAGCTTGCTGGTTGGCATTGTTTTTTTCGAAATGGTTTTACCAGTTGTTTATTTGCTTGAACTATGTCACGCCCTAAAATCATCGCTTTGTCCTCTTAATAAAATTGACGGGTGCCTTATTGCCCAACATATCAAAGAATAATCTTGCGTCTAAAACAACAAGCTCTTTACTGTTGTTTTTCTTTACGAATAAGAGCCAATTTGTACCGGGTAAGGTATTGGCCTCCGCTTGCTTTATCCAAGCAGGGATTGACCATGTTTCTTGCCATTTACATTCAACGGAAAATGGAAACTCCTTCAGCACATGGGACTCCATGCGCACATCACACCCACTCTGTCCCATAGGTCTAGATTCTATTGGGCAATCTTCCCCATTACTACCCCATTCATATCCAGTCATTTCAGATATTTTCTTACAAACCCATTGTTGCAATTTTCTTCCTTTTGCCTTTGCCGACTGAACACTTATTCTTTTCTTTGCCAAAATAAATCTCCCAATCTTCATCTATAGATTGTGCAAGCCATTTCTTAAATCCAAATTGTTTGAAAACAGAACGCAAGCCTTCTACCGAAAACATATCTTGTTGCAATGTTGGTGTATTACATCCCGGTAATGGCAATTTAACCAACCATTCATTTCGGTTAATAATGTCTGTGCCATTCAGAATGTCTTTATATTTTTTAGATGTTTCTTTTAACTCGCCCCGTAAATATTTTATGGCTGTTTTCTCCCCCACTCCCATAATACCCGGCACATTATCGCTATTGCATCCTGCAATTTGCTTTACTTGCACCCATTGGGCAGGGGTAATGCCTTTATGTGCATTGAGCCACGCTATATCCCGTATTTCTTTATCCTTAATATTATACAAAGAAACACGATCAGAAATAAGCTGTAATATATCGTCATCTGCTGTAACGATTATTTGCTCACATTCCCAATCGTGTGCGATTTTAGCCATAATATCATCGGCTTCGTATCCTTTTTGATTGAATATATTTCTAAATCCAATCTTTTTAAGGATATTATGTTTCAATTCATTAAACTGTTTGTAATCTTCAATATCTTGTTCTGTAATTTCATGTTCTTTCCTTTTTTCTTTATAGAAAGAATATCTTACTTTCCTAATAGATTCCAAATCGTCCCATACAAATATAATTTCGCTTGGTCTCAAAGTACGTGCCAAAAGAAATAATTGACCAAGAAAACCATAGATAACACCTGTGGATTGTCCTTTGTAATGCATGGCTCCTGTAGTGTGTTTTGCCTTATGGCAAAGATAATTACAATCCAATACCATTATTGGATTCATTTAACTCTCCTCTTTCTTTTCCGGGAGACTTCAAATTTACTTTCTATGTCTTCCCATAAATCAATAACAGCATTCTTCAACTTCTTTTCCAGGCGATGCTCTTCAATAGTAGCAATCGCATCTTCTATTGATTGCCCTAATTTCTCATCTCCCAATACGTATGTGGTGGATTTGGTATTGGTTTTTAGATATTGTAGATTGGACCGTATATCGTCAATTCCATAATCAAAAATAATATATAAAGGAGCTGTATGGTATGGCTTCCACACACTGGATTTATATACTTCAACTTGGGATTCAATTCCAATTACTCGTTGTTGTTCCTTTCCAGCAACCTTGATTTTTTTCTTTATTTTACTTCCTGAAGAAAATCGCAAACGCAAACTGGAATAAAACCCGATAGATTCACCACCGGGAGTTCGGTATTTTTGACCATAAGGACCAGCATTTGGATTTTGACGTATTTGGTTTGAGCAAACCATTAGATAATTTTTCTTGGACAATACTCTTGCTGTTAATCGGCATTGCTCACTGAATTCTTTAGCTCGACGCATTCCCATTTTATCACCATCTTTACTATCCATTTCTTGGTTAGTAGATAGTGCGGCTAAAGAATCAGCAAAAATACCATGTATTACACCATTGTCAGGCACATCCCACGCACGAATTGGTTTGAATACTTCTGGAACTGTATCAGGTGTATCATAATCTGTATTTTCTACATTGTAATCAAAAATACTAGCAAATTGCGCATTCAGCCTAGCCTCTGGATCGCGGAACATTATTTCGCCACCTTGTCGCTGCACAGCTCCCGCTAATTCGCACAGCAAAACAGTTTTGCCAGCACCACTAGGCCCAAAGGCTTCTACCAATATTCCCCCGGGAATACCGCCACCGCGTACCCGACCACCGCTAATAGCCAAATCTAACAATGTACTGCCAGTGGAAATCATTATTTCTGTATTCCCATCCAAACTATTTTTCTTTTTCGGTTTCTTGGTAGCAGTCATTTGGGCACTTAATTTTCTCTTCATACATCATCCTATGCCATAGAGGTTTTCAAATCGTTTTATTATTCTATCTATATATGGAACAGGCATCCTTTTTACTCTCAGAATCCGCTTCAATTCTTCTTCATATTGTCTAAATCGTTTAATACGCACATAATCAGCCCAACCCAAAGAACGACTATTTGCATCTAATCTACGTTGCCATTCTGCATACGCACGATTGGCCAATGTATTTATCATTATTTCTTCATCTTCCAATCCTTTAAGTCGTTCTTGTATTATATTTCGAATATATGCTGATTTACTTGTATTTCGATATAAACAATATAGAGTAAGATAATCGGCGACCCGTAGCGGCACTTTGACCGCTACGGTTTTTTCACCTATTTGTCTTTCATTACAGAATACACCAAAAGGCGAACGCCGACTCATTTTATGCCTCCTTTTCCTCTATGCACTCATCCCACAAATCACAATCATCACAATCATCAAACTCCTCACAATCTTTTCCAAATGTATGCCCAAAAGGACACTTTGATTTTGTTTTGGACGATTTCTTTTTACGGGTTGGTGTTTTGGACGATTTCTTTTTACGTGTTGGTGTTTTGGATGATTTCTTTTTACGGCCAGTTCCCTTACAGGCTTTGCACATGCCTCCTTTGGATGCTTTACCGGAACCACCACAAGCAATGCACCTTTCTTCTTTCGGTATATCTACTTCTTCTTCCTCTTCTTCCTCTTCTTCCTCTTCTTCCTCCTCTTCTTCTTCCTCTTCTTCTTCCTCTTCTTCCTCGTCTTCTTCCTCGTCTTCTTCCTCGTCTTCTTCCTCGTCCTCTTCCTCGTCCTCTTCCTCGTCCTCTTCTTCGTCCTCTTCTTCGTCCTCTTCTTCGTCCTTATGCTCATCTTTCAAGGACGATTTCTTCCTACGGGAGTGCTTCGGGGTTTCTTCCTCTTCCTCTTCCTCTTCTTCAACTTCCAAAAACAAAGACTCAATCTCCTTGTAAGACTTAATATCCAATAAATCGTCCAAACAAGGAATTTCATCGAGGATATCTTCATCGTATTGATCTTTACGATCCTTAAAATCAATACGAGAAATGCCCGCATATTCATTCTTACCAAATTTCTCTGTGGAGAATCGAATACTCAAAGACAGCCCTTCTTCCAGGTCAGGGAACACACCACAATCTTCATCTTCGTCCAGTTCTTCGTTCAAATTGTCCTGAAACAAAAACTGACTCATATCCCATATATGCGGAAGTTCTTCATACTTTTTGTTATTCTTGGGAATAACAACATACAGGTTTCTTGCAGTTGGTTTCAATGCCTTTACAGCATCGTCTGTGTAATCTGCGCCTTCTCTCAACAAAGTAGCACGGTATTCGCAAATAGGGCATTTCTTCCCAATACTTCCAGGGCATATAACGGCCTTTTTATCAGCACCAATATTACGATGCAGTTTGAACGGTCTCTTATACCACAAATCACCAACAACAGCGATCTCTGCAGAATCATCACGATCAGGATGTTTTGGATCTTTGACCACATAAGGCATAAAATCCAACACCGCCCTGCTTCCTGGTTCTGCGTTGAATATATTTACTCCTTTGGGAAGTTTGAGATGCCCATAACTGGCCCCTTGATTCTTTTGTTGCTTCGCATTAGCGGTAGTTTTTCCACGAAACTTGCTTACGCTTTTCTTCGACTTTCTTGCTTTCGTCTTTGCCATTTTTTGCCTCCGTTTTTCCAAAATTATTCTTCAAAACTTCCATTTTGCCTATGTGCCATGCCTTACTTACATATATGATGTAAACAGGCAAGAATATTAAAACAATCAAGCACATCGCTACCAAGGATAGTAATTGCATTGCACTCATTTATTCCTCTGTATTTTGATTGTTATGCAATGCAATTTGGCTTTTATATAAAGATAACACAATAACACCATAACAAATCATGTCCAACAATGTATCTTCTAATTTCTCATCCTCAACTCGAGCCTCATTTCCATTCATTAGATTGCAACAACGATTATATTTATCTTGCAATCTAATAAACGCACCAACATGAGGAGGAACCCCTACACGCAATGAATCCTCGAAGTTAGATAATGCCTCCTGTTTTCCAGAATAATCATTATCTTTTTTCTCCAGCATTTGTTTGGCTTGTTCCAATATAGCACGGCATCTCTTCATTTCTTCCTCCTGGAAATTTTGACTTTGTTATCTGCTTTTTTTGATTTTTCTTTTGCCTCCCATTCTTTACTCAAATCTCTTGGAACGGAAGGGCCAGCAAAATAAGAAGCACTATGCAAACGAACAAGATTTTCAAGTGCCGTTTTCTTCTGGTCAATAGCACGGACAGCCGCCACTGCCATTTCATATTCATATTTGGCCTCGATATATTCTTGTTGGCATTCTTGGTGTTCGGCATTTTCAACGATTGCACTAGATACTGCCCCTTCAGTAATTTTTTTCAATCCATATTCTTCCGGATTGGTGCGTATCTGCCTATCCAATTTCGCTTTACAAATTTCCAACTGTTCTTTTGCCGCATCAACCTCTTGTTTACACGCTGCCGAATGGGAGCAGTACCTAACCATTAGAGTCGGCTGCATAAGCCATTCCGTATCCAGCGCACTTTCATCGATGTAGACATCGCCCAAGTAATCTAAATCAGATTGCATAACAAGTAACCCCCTTTTATATTATATAATAGTATAAACATCGTGTTTTGTTTAGGGCAAATTCGCAATTATTCACCATTTACTATACTATAACAAGCAAAAGTTAATCCAGGGAATCCTGTATTATAGAATGGCTCGATAAATTCTTCCATGATAATTGCGGCTTGATTGTTAGTGCCTTTCAACAATACAGCATTACAATATCCCAATACCGCTCTTCTAATGCTCTCCGGATCTTGGGTTTTCAATCCCTGCAATATAGATGCGACCTTCTTCCAAGGTGCATTGCCCATAAGAGCACGGCATAATTCGATTGTTTGGGATTGTAATTCAGCCGCTCTTTTTGCAATAGCCAATCGTTTATCAGGATCTGCATTCAATACCTGTTCCAATATTTGTAAAGCGTCTCTACAATGCCCCAAACTATCTTCAATAATCTGTTCATATATATTCTTGGATAGTTTTGCACCTTCGGACTTTACAACATGCCGCAACAACTTAAACATTTGTGCATCGTCCAAAATATTCACTTGGAATTGGGAGCATCTTCCTCGTATGGTTTTCAATAATTTTTCAGGTTCCGTAGTAGCTAATATAAAATAAACATGGGCTGGTGTGTCTTCTAAAGCCTTCAACAACCCATTTTGTGCATCATTCGTCATCTTATGGCACTCATCCAAAAGCCATACTTTGCACGAACCTTCTAATGGGGCGTACCTAATTTGTTTTCGTATTTCCCGGGCAGTATCAATCCCACGAAAATCTGCTGTATCTACTTCTCTATAATCTGCTTCGGCACACCCTAATTCTTTGGATAATATTCTGGCTAGAGTAGTTTTCCCGCAACCACTAGGGCCATGAAATAGGTATGTATGGGGTGCCTCATCTTTTGATAGCATATTCTTTAATGCACATACAACATCTTCATTCCCAACCATTTCATCAAGTGTGGCTGGTCTGTACTTCTTATAGAGTTCCACAGCACCCCTCCTTATTGTTTGATCCACGCAATATCAATATCAGATACATTGTATATATTCTTATTCTTCAATCCAGAATCCATACATTTAATTCTCACTTGTATATTCATAACATCATACCCAGTTTCATAATAGAATTGGTGTATTCTTTCGTTAAGGTAATTTCTAATTTCTTCTTTCATACACCTTAATTTATCACGTTCTTCTGCAGTCATATTACACCTCTGGCAATGTAAAGGATTTCTTTTCAGACCAAGGGGCATCCACATCACAAATATCAGCATCAACAGTAAGTGGAACAATAATCCAATTCCAATGCTCTTGTAGTTTCTTGCAAGTTACTTCTACAATAGTTTTGCAAACATGCTCCAATTCGTCAGGATGCACGTCTACAATAACAGCATCATGGATTTGATTGACAATTCTACTATCCCAATTTTCTTCAACAGATATTTTATATATCTGTATAAAAGACCATAATAGACAATGGAAAGCGGCACCCTGCACCGGATAATTTATTACTTCATTCTTACTCATAACCCCTTTACATCTAAACCCAGTATAAGTATCAAAGTATCCTTTTTTCTGGTATTGCTTGTGCCACCTAACTTTCCACCTACCATATTCACGAAATCTATTATTCCAAAAGTCATCTTCAATATCTTTCATGCGTTGCTTAAAAGCATCGTATGATTTAATACCTTTGCTGATTAGGTGGTCTCCAATGGTTTTACCGTCCACAAAATCCACCCCATATCCTTTACGCCACTTGGTATGTGGTAGGCTGCACCACTTACACAACCCATCTACGTTATTTCCGTAATAATCTCCGTAGAATTGCGGGAATATAAAACTGTTTTTGGTGGCATTACGTATGTACTTATGTCCCGGGTATTTTTTCTTATCATACCCATCAACCATGAAAATTTGTGCGGCGACATCACCATGCATATCTGTATTATCAGATGTAAGATATTTAAGCATATTTCTATCTTTGTGATAACATGCGGCAATCGAAACTTCCAAGGCACCAAAATCAACTTCAATTAACTGGTGCCCTGGACGTGGGAATATAGCACGACGACAAATCTTCATCGCTTCTTTATCACGTTTAGGAATATTCTGTAGGTTGGGGGAATTGGAACTCGAGCGATACGTTCTTACAGTATGTAAATTTAGAAACGGGTGTATATACCCATTTACTTGTTCTCGCAAAAAAGCATCCAAATATGTATCTCGTATTTTACGTAGTTTGCGAATATCAATAATATACTGCAATTCTTTTATTTCTTTACTCAATTCCTTCAATGATTCTTCATCTACTGCACCTTTACCAGATGCAGTAGTTTTCACAGGTTCTATTCCATTCAACTCGAATAGAATTTTCCCTAACTGATGGTCTGAATCTAGGTTTGTATTATTACCGAATTGCCTTTTCCAATCTTTTACAATCTTGGATTGCTCTAGTTTATTCAATGCGCGGTTTATTTTTCTATCAATATGTTTTTTCTTTTTGTGACAATATTCCACATCTATACGCATACCATTTTGTTCGGCATGAGAAAAAGCAATAGTCCCCTCATGCATTAGATTGTAAGCATCTAATATTGTAGGTTGCATGTCCAATCCTTATTTAATGGTAATTCATATCCTAGCTGCTCCATCTGAATAAGTGCCAATTTATATTCTAATAAAGCATCCATTCCACAATAGGTTAGTAAATCCTTTTCAGAATATTTATCTATGAAATCATAAATCCTATTCATAGAATTGGCATTTTTAGGGTCTGTTCCTTTCAAATATGGGCTCACAGCACTGTCATAATCAGCGATACCAAAATGCACATAAGATTGAAATTTTAGGCCCAATATACCCTGCCTATTATCAATTATATGCCCGGCAATCATCGTATCCCATATCCAAGGAGACACACCCGTACCAATACGAACACGACTCCACGCTTCTTCAAATTTCATATTGGCAGCCATCTTTGCACAATTATTGCTTTGAAGATATCTACTGAATAAATACCTATCTTTCTTTTTCTTTGGCATCATAAATGAATATACTTTATCTGCCGAAGTAGCTACTGCACAACAAACAATTCGATGCCCTCTTGCATGTGGCTTTAGCCCTGTTGTTTCATAATCTATACAAGTTATTGGGTGGTGCCCCAAATGTAATTCTTCAAATAGAATCTGTAACTGATTGTCGTTAGTAACATACTCTATTTGCGATTTCTCATTGGGAAAATCTGGTAGAGGTTTATCAATATAGGAGAAAGCATTTTCCAAATCCATCTCCCATATTTTACGAACCTCCGGGTAATCTTTTTGTCTTTCCACATAAGATGGATGGAAGACAGGGCATATCCACGCATTTAATTCTCTGTCAGGAATACAAAACCCTCTCCATTTATTTATAGATCCTAAATCTTTTTTCCATCTAGCACCAATAACCGAGTGTAAAGCAGAAGTACCTAACAATAGAATCACGTGTGGTTTATTTCGTTTTATCGTCTTAAATACACGTTTTCTACAACATTGTATTTCATATTGTCCTGGTGTTTTGGGACTGTAACAAAACACAGAATTGGTATTCAAACAATCTTCAAATAAATCAATTCCGAATTTTGCATACGTTCTCTTCAAAATTCTACCAGCTTTTCCTTTCCAATGACTCCCCAATTCGTCTTCTATTTTTCCGGGGGCTTCCCCAATATTTAGAATACGTTTGGAGAAGCCGCCTGTGGGCTTCATTTTAGGGTTTTCCGCTTGCTTATATAACCCACAAGAAACACAAGAATAGGTTTTACCATCGGGCCTAGATTCGCTTTTTATTTGCTCGGAACTAAAAAACCCCTTCATATTCACATATCCTATTCTTCTTCACTGGCCATTAAAACGACGATATGGTTCCAATTTTTACCAGAAAATTTCATCTTACCGTCCCCAACAACACATTCAGTCAGCCGGGAATAAATACTACCGAGAAAGGTAGGATTAACAGAAAAAGAAAATGGTTTATTGTTATATTTCATATTGGCAGATTCTTCGAACCATCCTACTTCTGCTTCTGCACGAACAATAAAACGATTTTCTTTCATTGTAATAATTACAAACTCGTCAAGAAAATGGTCTCTTTTGGAAAAAACAGATGCTTTATCCAATATATCGTGTAGCTTTTTTGGCAGGGTAATGGTAACACCCGGCACATCCAATAAATGATCGATGGTAGGAAACTTATCTTCGAATATGCGGCATGAAAACACACTACCACCTTCACACTTAAAATGCACCCACCCCTGTCCATGCTGTATTTGTTCTATATTATATTGCAAAAGAGCTTTTGCTGAATTGTGTGGAATAAGAAAACCCGGCACTGGTAGTTTTGTTTGCATATCATATTGGGTTAGCCGGAAATTATCAGAGGATTCTACAAAGCCATCTTTACGGACATGCATACAAGTTAGTATTGGCTTGCTCATGTCCCGGGAACAGGAAAACATTACAAACTCGAGGGCTTTTAACAGCTCTTTACCATCTATTGTTTTCCAACCTTTCAAATCGCCCAACTCTTCCAAAGGCAATTTCATATCTTGTTGCAGTGTTATTCCAGCTTTCGCACGGCCAGCTTTTACAATCACTTCACTGCCTTTCACTTCCAAATCTACTTCACTTTTGGTCATCTTATTGAGAATGGCATAGAATTCAGTGGCCTTTACTACACCGCGAATATCCAGTCCTTCGATTGGATGCCGCACACTAATTTCATCATTATAGGTAACAACGCACCCATCCATAAAAGCAAAGGAATCTGTTTGTTCGATAATATCTTTCTTGGACAAGCCGGGCCTTACCACATCCAATATTTCAATCAATTTACTCTTATCAATCTTCATCTTCCCTCCTAATTGTATTACAAACCAAAACCACGTAATCGTTTCTTAATGGTAAATCGCCAAGGATATTCTGGCATGGCATTCTGTAAGTCAATAAAGAATTGAGAATTTAATGTGTCTCGCATTATATAACTATTTCTCAATCCATGTTCTATAATTGTTTCAACAACGCGCATTTTCATTCCAGCACGTTTTGCACCAACCCATTTTTCATTTTCTTTCAATTTATATGTTCTTGGTTCTTTGCGATATGTGGACATACCAACATTACACCCTTTCGCATGTGCGTATTCTTCAAATTCCTTTTTTTCGTTAATAGATAAATCTTCATAATGCACTGCTGTTGCTTTGGGGTTAATAACAGATAAGGATATTTTGTAGGGCATTCTTGTATAAACCCATTCCCCATCAACCCTATAAGGCACGAATACATGGCCATTTCTAGCAGTCATAATCCAACTTGTACTATCAACAGAATACCAAGGGTATCGCCACATCAACTTAAAATTCGTAAGTCCAAAACCATGCAAACGAACAATAGGCCAGCCATCTTTATCAGTAAGGTGTTGGGACCATATATGATCTAAATAAGGTGTTAGTCCTCTATCTTTTACAACCAACCCACCAAGAGCAATATAATCCTCTCCGGAATCTATATACCTATGCAACCACTTAAAATCCTCCCCCATGTGAAATACTGGTATGGGATTTAACCCTGCTTTTTTCAGTTTCTGATGGTTTTTCCAAGTGCCTTCTGCATCTCCAATCATATCTAAATTAGCATACACTTCCAATCTATCTTTATACTCGGTTAGAAATTCGATATATTTATCAATGTTTATTTCTTCTCCTTTTGCCTTGGCACTAAAAGCACCACTATCAATAAATATACGAACTTTATTTTTTAGATTTAATTGGAAGGAAGATACATCATTCCCATCGTAGCAATAATAGAAAGAGTGAAGGCGGTATGCACCCTCACTCTCTTCCCGAACTTTGTTACCAGCTCGATAGATAATCATTTGATAAGACTCATAAATTCGTTGCGTGTTGTTGCATATTCCAAAAATGTGCCCTTCATTGAAGATGTCACCATTATGCTGTTCTGTTTGGAACAGCCCCTCATTCTCATGCATAAATGCTGTGCTTCAATCACACATGCCGCTCCTTTAGCACCAACCTCTTCCATCAGAAATGTTGTAACCTGTTCTCCGATTCTTTCCTGTATTTGCAACCGCCTAGCATATATGTCCACCAACCTTGCCAACTTGGAAATCCCCAATACTTTCCCATTGGGAATATAGGCGACATGGGCTTTACCAATAAATGGAAGCATGTGGTGCTCGCACATACTATGCATTTCAATATTTTTAAGCATGACCATTTGTTCGTATGTTTCACTATCGAATTGGGTAATTAAAGTTTTTGGGTCCATTTTATACCCACAATACAATTCTGACCAACTCTTTCTAATGCGCTTGGGAGTGTCCAAAAGCCCTTCCCTATTCACATCTTCACCAATCATTTCTAATTGGTCTCGCACTGTTTTTTCAATAAACTGGTTTTCAATATTAGAATAATCCATTCTACTCTCCTATAATGTCTTTTCGAAGCAAACAGTTATCACATTTACCACATGCTGGCACAAAATAACAAGAATATGTTTTTGAAAAATCTACACCCAATGTAATACCAACATCATAAACTTTTTTCTTATCCCATCTCCTTTCATAAAAAGGGGCGCGAATACGTGTTTGGTAAGACAGCCCTACGGTGGAAAGAAGGTTCATCATATCAACAAATTGAGGGGAATTATCCCCCGTCATCAATTTGTAAGTACGCCTATTATTCCATTCGGCTTCTCCGTAAAGATAACCCACCAACAACTCGTCGATTTCATGCGCTGAACAAAATGCAAGGGCATACGCAATCATAATCATATTACGCCCTTCAATAAAAGTTTCTTCATACCGTAATTGATCCCATTCATTCAAAGGATCTTTTTCATGGCTTTGGTAGTTTGGCGTGAATAAACCCATTCCTATTGCTTGCCAACTATGCACCATCATATTCAATATTTCCACATCATCCAATTTCAATTTATTGATATGGTACTTCAGCATTTCTAATTGTTTTTCAAATGCTATATGTCCATAATCCATTGAAAGAATAAAAGGGCGTCGTCCGGCGGCTACTTCTTCATACATAAGAACAGTAGAATCCATTCCACCCGTTGCCATAATAGCTACTCGATGCATTTTTTGATATCCTCCAATTCCTTTTCAGAGCGTCCTTTCTTCTGGCTTTCATCAAAGAATGTGAATATGTGTTCTGTAGGATCTTCTTGCATCCATTCTTTTACAGCTTCGCCCAAATCTGGGTGTGTAGCACATGCCGCAACATACTTTCGAAGACACGAACGGCACTTACCACATTCTTTATTATCCCCCGAATAACAACTACGGGATAATAGCAGAATAGATTTGGTATTTCTAAAACCGAATTTGTCCATATAATTAGACAATAATTCAGTTTTTGAAAATGGTTTGAATGGTATGTGAATGGTGTAGGGTGCTTGATAATGCACCTTATCAGGAGAGGTAGCAAAATAATTAAGCATACCTTCCATTTGTGCCTTAAATACGTAGTCTTTGTCTTTTGTGGTGTCTCCCGATGTGAAAGCAAAATAAATGTTATTGCTATATTGGGCACCAATAAGGGCGAGCATATTATTTCGAAAAGGAATAATATTATTGGGAAGGGAATATTGGGATAGTGGTAAATATGCTTTTCGAACACCAGGAAAAAATTCATCTATATATGCTTCTTCTAATCTATTTTCCGGTGTATCCATTTTAACGAACAGGCATTCATTTTGTCCAAAAGCGAGCATCTGTTTCAATATAACAGAATCTAATCCTCCACTGAAGAGTAATATTCTGTTGTTTTCGGCCATTGTAATCCCCCCTGATTCTTATCATCAATATATACGTCTGCCCTTAACTTATCCATTACGAGAGCATGGTATTTTATTCCTTTGTTATGTAATTCTTCTTCAGTTTTTTCTCGTATGGAACATGAACGCGCTGTATGAATAATAATTAAATTATTTTTATCCTCATACAGCGCGTTTACCTTACTTGGATGGGACAACGCGGTCCCATCCAAGTCTATAGCTATGACCTTCATTACAGCTTGGGATCGTTTTTGCCAAGCTCCCCATACACCCTTTCGTAAGTCTTGAGGCGGTATGTTGCCCACTTTTCATCCTTGTCAAGCTGTTTGGCCATTTCTGCAATTACCTTTGTTCTCTTCTTCTTCTGCTTGATTGCCTTGCGAATAATATCGGTCTGGTTGACCCCAGGAGTGGAAGAGGAAATTCCCTTAGAACTATTCTTCTTCTTGTCACTCTTCTTCTTCTTGGGCTCTTCCAATTTGGACACCCGCCACATTTCCGGCTTCAGCTCACGCGGTCCGGCAAGACCCTGATAACTGTCCAGCTTCTTACGAAGCACCTTGAATTCGTCATACTCCTCAACCAATGCCTTCAGGTCTTTGAGCTTCTTAGTTTCAGCAAGAAGCTGGCTCAAAGGCTTGTCCTCTTCTTCTTCCTCTTCTTCCTCTTCTTCCTCCTCGTCCTCTTCCTCGTCCTCTTCCTCTTCTTCTTCCTCGTCTTCCTCCTCTTCTTCTTCTTCCTCTTCCTCGTCTACTTCTAATTCGTCCTCTTCTTCTTCACCTTCTTCCATGGTTCTGAAGGCCGCTTCGAGGCTTTCCAATACAGCCCAAGTATCTTCGGAGAATTCATCATTTTCCGGGTCTACCAAACTCCCCGCCTGTTTGATCAGTGTGGTGATTTTTGCAACGGGCTTTGAAATATCAATTTCAGGGTCCAGGCCCAAAACATCATTCAGTTCATTTGCGGCTGTTACCAATTCTTTCTTCTTCAGCTTTGCCATGATTTCCTCCTGTTTAGAAATAGGCGTTTGAAATTTAATAAGAGCGAATATTAAGATTTAATCCTTCACATGTCAAGGTTTCTTCGTAAATAATTTGCAGTATCCTCTCCCTCGAGACTCCTTTTAACATAACCTCCTTTTTTACTTTCTTCATTTTCTTTTTAAGATCTGTTATTTTTCTTTTGTTACCGCGTAGTGTAGCAAAATCCATAGTCACATTCAAAGATAACATGAACCAACGCAATAAAGCATCTTTGGACCAAAACGGCATATCTGGATATAAACATAGCAAACTACCAAGACAATGTTTTTCATTATCCATTACAATGCCATTCAGCAATATATCTGAATCGGATAATTTAGCCGCCATTGCAACCCCCTTTACTATGTAATATAACCATCACGCCATTTTATTTAGGGCAAATTTAGGAATTTATGTAATTGTGCGTTAATTGTCACATAATTTCCTAGATTATGTATTATGATTTGATTCAATATAGTTTGGTAAGAAACCATATTCTTATTATTTATATTGATTGGTGATATTGCAAATCTACAACGCACACCCAATTCTTGATTATTTACAAGCCATTCAATTTCTTCCATAGCTTGGCTTAAATGATCCAAATTCTCCACAACATATTTAATCGTTGTGTTCGGCTTGCTCAATGCAAAACTGTGCAATTCCACATAATCAACAAGATCAACATTCAAATACATTTTACGGTCGATTATCCAATGTGCAATATCGGCCTCAACTGTTTTTGGAATTCTTTGGGTGCCATTGGTTTCTATCGATACTTTTTTGTTCAATGGCAAAAGAACAGTCAATAATTTATTTACACCGGCCCTTTGCAAGAGTGGCTCTCCTCCGGTAATAAGCACATTATCTACCAGAATCAATTTCAATATTTCTTCTACAATGAGTTCATATTGATTATGCGTATCTACAGTGTATTTTGAATCACACCATGGACAATTAAGATTACATCCTTGTAATCTAATGAAAGTAGCTATGGAACCTTGCGGAAAAGCCCCACCAACCTCCCCACTCATAGAAGTGAAAATTTCACTTACACTTATTTTAATCATCAAACACTCCATTCAGCATAACTGGTAGGGGTTTCGTACAGACGAACCATTTCAACTCGAGTGGATTTTGGAATAACTCGAGGGATTCCCTCTTCAGCTAACCAAACAACCATCATTTCTGCAGTAGGACAATGCGCCGGGAAATTTGCCATAATCGACGTGGTAATAACATCATTCAAACAATGGTGATCCATTTGCTCGATTATTTTGTTAATAGATTTCTTAACCACGGCAAAGTCAACAACCATCCCATCACTGTTTAGTTTATCTGCAGAAAGTCCCACTTGAAGTTTGTATGTGTGTCCATGCAGATTGAAACATTTGCCTTTATGCTTGGGGAGATGATGTGCCGAATCAAATGTGAATTCTTTTACAACTACGATTTTACTCATTTACCCACCCCTTCTATTTCATCCAATTCCTTTATTACATCATGGCCTCTGTTGGACATATATGAAGATTGCTGCTTGAACAAACGTCTTCGGAGTTTGATAAACTGTTCGTCAATGTGCCGAATCTTTGTATTTGTAACCCGTTCTTGTGGATACTTTTCTTTGATAATCTCTGCAACATCCTCTGGGGATACATAATCTTCATAGTGCTTCAACAGATGATTGAGAACCAAAAAAGAACATTCCTTGTGCGTAGACATAATACCACTCCTATGATTAAAGGGTTATTTGTTTGATTTTTCAAAAATTACAATCGGCGCGTCATTGTTGTGTTTTTTTTTGTAGGGGCTTTATATTCTGCATCTATAATAATACTCCCTTTTGAATCTCTATCCAAATCACTGTTTAGTAATGACCTGACTTCATTTGTTTTATTCACATAGATCAAAATGTTTGCATTATCTGGCACTGATTCCAAATAATTTTTCAATTGAATTGCTAACATTTTTTATTCCTATGATTAAAGGGTTATTTGTTTGATTTGCCGGGGATGCTCGACAGTTCTTATATTTTTGGGTGAACCATCCCCGGCATGTTAAAGAACGACTATGGGGTTTTTATTGAGGCCCATAGTCCTCAAAATTAAAATCGCCACATCTCCAAAATATCCTAAACAGCAAAAGGCCACCCACCCAATACACCCAAAAGCATATTTCCGTAGCACAATCTTAAAGATAGCTACCAAGAAATGGTCTGCCCATTTGTAACCTCTGTAGTATTTTACACTGGTGTGCCGCACTAAAGTCACCATCTCTAACAACCAACTCATTCAACCGCATTATCCCAATCTCTTTTTCCCTATCAGTTTGGTTCATTCCATACATCGCAGTTACATGGGCATACTTTCGTTTATCTTCAGAAAAGTTACTCTTATTCAATGTTTCTTGTTCATACGATGCAGCATCTGCTTGTGTTGCGGTAATCACCAACATATGACGTTCCTGGGATAGCCTTCTCAAATTTTTCCATCGCTGGTTTTGCTGATTCCTAAAATCCATTTGCATTCCAGCAGATCTTTCCGGACCCATAATATCCGCATAATCTATTACGCATATATCAGGAACAAATCCTGTTCTTTCCAATAAATCTAATTGCCCATCTATCATACCTGTATTCAGTGTATCGTTGGCATACGTGGCCAACTTAAATCGCTTGCTATGCTTTTTTCTAAATTCTTTCATTTTCTTGTAAGCATATTTCCAGGTCAATGTGGGCACTGGATCTCTCCAGGAAATCCAAGGAACGATTTTGGCCTTCTTGCAATTCCTACAAGGAACATAATCAGGAAATTCTTTTCTTTTCTCAATCAGTTTGTCTAATGTGATTTTAGAAAACTTTTCTTCTGGCAGTTCATTGAAGATACCAAAATCACATTCTCTATCAGGGCTATCACAAGAATCATTTTGGTTGTATAAGCAATCAACAACAGGAACAAACATGCCTTGGCAATATCTTTCTTTATCGGACCTCTTGGAGAAATAAATACCCATTCTTCGTAACTGTTCTTTTTCAGACATATCTCCAGCTTGGAAAAATATTACATTGGAACCAGTGCGTATTCCCCTTATTGCCATTTCTAGTAGAAGAAATGTTTTTCCTCTTTTCTCCGGTCCTAACAATGCAACGAAACCCCCGCGCACTAATTGATCATTCCAAAACTGACCTAGTGCGCGAGGGAATTTTATTAGAGGTTCTGATTTCTGCTGAAATGCATCTTTTATTAGCAGTGGAACTGAAAAAGGTTCTATAACATGCGTAGAATCTGCGACAGGTTGTTTGAAATTACTGGCTTGGTTTAGTGCTTCATCTAAATCATTGCGATTTAGTTTTTCCTGTATGTCTTCTGTAAATCGAACTATATTCTGTTTATTGAAATACTGTTTAGTTTGATCTACCAGATAATCAGTATTGAATTTAGACCGTTCATAATCGTCACTTAAACTATCCAGTATGTTTTCAATGTCTTCTGCTTGTTCTTTTTGCAGAGTCGATAATTTATTAGCAAAGATATCTTCAATATTGATTTTAGGGGCGCATCTATACTGACGATAATATTCTAAACACCAAGAAATAATCTGTTTGGCTGTTGAAGATTCAATATATACCGGATCATATATATCTAAGATTTGGGCTATGTATGCATCAGATATAATAAATCCGGTAACAATTCGTCGTTCAATAAACTTATCAGACATTGATTAAGCCCCTTCAGCGACTTCTACTTGTTCAGCATTTTCAACAACCATCACTAATTGTTCTTTGCGAATATATATTATCGCACCATTACGACATTCAAAAAAATAGAAATGGAAGTGGTTTTCACGCTCTAAATCAGGTCTTCGTATAGCCAATAATTCCATTTCATTCACTGTTGTAATAATCTGCAGATACTTAAAATCAGGCATGATATTAACCTCTCAAATCTTTTCCATTGGTTCCGATAGTAATACACATTCCATTTATTCTTGATGTGATTCTATCATCTTCCCACCTTTTGGCTAATTCGCAAGTGCTTTTATTGGAAGTGATAATTGTGGCTTTCTTATGGGAATAGCGATAATCTATAATCATATGGAACATCTGCAAAACCCATTCACTACACTTTTCAACTCCCAAATCATCAATCACTAATAAATCTACCATGCAGTATCTATTCAACATTGCTTGTTCATCTCTATCTTTGTCTGAATAACACCTACGCAAGTTAAAAATAATCTGTGTGGCAGTTTCAAATATAAAATCAACCGGGCCTATTCTTTCAACAAATCTTGTATGCATGCATTCCAGCACTGTTTGGGCGGCTTTCGTGGTTTTGCCTGTTCCTGCTGGCCCGGTAAAGAATATGCCATCTCCACATTGTATATTCTTCAGCAAGAGTTTTTTGTTAATGGAAATTTTGTTTTTTTGCAATGCATCTTTTATACGTGGGGTGAACTTACACATAATTATTTCTGCATCCCATTTAGCTTCTCGTTTGCAATACTCACATTGTGCTCTTTTGTAATTTCGTTTGCATATATCGCATACCGGCATGTTATACACCCCCTTTGCTTTATTATATAACCATCTCGCCGTTTTATTTAGGGCAAAAATAAAAAAAGTCTATTCTACTACATTTCCTTGGGGATCGTATAAGACGTCATCAATCATTTTGTAAACATTGCGACTATATTTTTCTTCTAATGTTTCTTTAGAACTTAATCCTACAATAGATTCTTCAGAACCAGTATCTCTTTCCATGGCACTTTCAAGATTCAAAAATTTATTACGCAGAGTAGCACCTGATAAAATCACTGGTATATATTTGCCACCTATTTTCTTGGAATACCATTTCAAAGCGCGTCTTACGCGCGATCTCTTAATTCCACAACTGGAGCATAATTTTCTAATTTCATTGGCCCAGGAATTTATCTGAAATGGTTGGATAGTTATATTTCTATTTGATTCAACAATCTCTGCTAGTGTTTTGGCTAGAGTAATATACGGCTTATTCTTATCTCCAGTAGACTTGGTTTTTGTAGCTGCACATTTCTTCTTGGTAGGTTTGGTAGGTTTGATTCCTGGTTTGGTTGTTCTTCTCATAATAACTGATTCCTCCTTTTGCTGTAAATTGCTGTTGACAAATTTTTCGGGACAGTGTTTTTTATTTTTAATATTTTTAGTATTAGTATTATTATATATATGTCCCGAAATTTTTGTCGCCCTGTAATTTACGGGTGATTTTTTTTGATTATTTTTAAGTGGTTTCTTTAGATTATCAGGTGATTCCATACATTTATGTGAAGACGAATTTTTTCTACTTTTTTTAACTTTTTTTTTATTTTTTGTAACTTTATTATTTAATTGGTTTTTTTTATTATGGTTATTTTTTTTGATTTTTAAGTTACTAGGTGATTCCATACACTTATGTATAGATACCCCCCGGCAATTTTTGACCTCCCCCCGGCAATTTTTGACCTCCCCCCGGCAATTTTTGACCGGGGGGGTCTCTAATCTACTATATAAATTTCTAATCTTCGTGGCATATTTTTTATTGTATTCTTTATTTATACGTAATGTTCTTGTTCTATTTCCAGAATCAGTTATTGTAGTATCTATGAATATGTAATGTTCTTCTTCTAATTTAGAAATCATCTTACGTATCGTTCGCATAGATATATTAAGTAATCTACTCAAATATCGATTATTAACACTGTATTGTTTGTACTGTTCAGGAGCCAAAGATAATAAGCACCCAAGAAGAATCATTTCCCGTGCAGATAGATTGGGATTGACTAATGCTTCTGCAGGAATAGTAGGATTAAATAATCCAAGATTATTGGGTTTTATGTGCATCTTCATTACCTGTTTATTATGTGTTTCAACTCGAGCAGATTTTCAACTCGAGCAGATTTTCAACTCGAGCAGATTTTCAACTATTCCATTGGGCGTTCGATATATAGAATCTTTTTCTTATCATACTCTTTCAATCGATTCCAGTTGATTGTGTAGAATCGATATCGATATTGTAGGTTGATACTCGGCCTTCGTTCGGAGAATATAAGACCAGCTTCTTCTGCCATTTTTCTCCATTTACGCATATGATATGTGGTGGTGTTGAAATACTGACATATTTTTTCATATCGAACAGCAAAAGAATCTCCATGTTCTATTTCCCCTCGTTCTTTCGCTTCTTTGTATTCGTAAACCAAGAAAGCAACATAAGCGGCGACTAGAGGCCCATGCAAGTTTATTATCCGCCCATGTAATTCTAGATATCTTTTTCGAAAGATACCATTTTGTCTGTTCTTGTTTTTCTTTAGTGTTCTTGTTTGTGGGCACATGTTTTAACTCCGAATATGTTGTAAGATTTTATGTAGGCAATTCAAAAAAGCCCACCCCCATGATCCGGTATTCATGGGGGTGTTGGGCTTGCAAGAGGATACTTAAAGGAGGGAAATGAGTGCCTGATTCGCTCTTGCTGTTTAAAGCATACATATAAATCTTAATAAATGCAATACGCATTTCAAAATAATTACCTACGGAAAATCTCGCGAATAAGCGCATTGGCCTCCGTTTGTGGTAAATTGCCGGGGTCTCCTGTAATGGGCACGATTTTGGCCTCTTTTCCTCGGAATAATATGTCTGCCTGTAATTTTTTTGCCCTTACTATTGCTTGTGGATCATCATCAAAGGCAATAAAAATACGATTGAACAATTTACACAACCATCTTAATTGTGATAAAGAATAGTCTATTCCAAAAACTCCTACAGCTTTATATCCGAATCTCCAAACATCTGTAATCCCTTCGACACATATTATCGAATCTCCCCATTTATCAGATCTACCATAAAGAATATTCTGGTGTAATATTTCTTCTCTATGCTTGGGACATGCCAAATATTTCACTTTGTGTTTTTCAGTTATGTCCCTCGCCTGAAATGATACTGGTTGTCCTTGCCAAGAAATAGGTGCCAGTACCCTATGGCTGTAATTTATACCATCTAACAATGATACAGGGCCAGTCCCCAAAACACCCCACATCTTCTCTATTTTATCTGGATCGAAGTTACGTTTTTCTAAATATCTACGGTGACGCACACCCATTTCCCTACAATCGCTTGGTAGTTTATGGGGTTTGATTTTTTTGTTTTGGCTGGCTATTTTGCTTTGCCCTTTATATTGCCTAATCAGTATTTTAACATCGCTGGCAGAAATATTCAGCAATTTGGCTAGGGTTATATTCGTAGGGTGCCAACCACATCGCCAACAATACCATTGTCCTGTATCGAGGTTATTGCCGAGATGCATTCCAGGATTTCCAGTACAGAAGGGACATTCCATATTAACCCATCCGGGCCGACAATGTTTATGCCCTTCTGTTTGAAACTGGATATTATGGTCTTGTAATAGTCTAATTATGTCCATTTTTCAGATATAATTTACACTTCATTCTAAAGGTGCGATAAAAAGAACAAGTATCCCCTTTTTTGCATGTTGCACAACAACTGCAATCAACATATTCCCGTCCATACGAATCAACAGGTCGGGCTTTGCCTAAACACCATTCTGGTGGATTGGGCATGTGACCGGCGAAAAACCCCCATGGTGGCTCATTCGCTGGTGGTTGTTTTGACTTCTTTCTTTTCATATTGGGTTTTGTTTCAGTATTTACTTTTCTTTTCATCTTGGGTTTTGTTGTTCTTTTGATAGTTCTTTTCATTTTCATCCTCCGTATTTAAGGTAAATAGAAACAGCATTGGTGATTGCTACTATTACAATAGTGATCACGAAAACAATGAATATAATCCATTCCATCATTTTAATTACATCTTGTTGTTTATTTCGCATAGACACAGAATAAAACCAGAAATTAAGAATTGTTGCTAATAAAATCGCAGAACACCATATCTTTATTTGCATGGGTACCATCCTTAATTCACAGCTAGTTTGATTTCATCAAAACATTTCCAAATTTTACCCCAAGACCATCCTAATTCTCTTAATTTACGATATACATGCCCTCTACTCTTCTTTGGTTTACCTTGTTCTATAAACTCGAGTGGGTTTTGGAATATCATCATCACAATCGATTGGGAATCAAGACTTAAAGCCATTATGGTTTCATGAAATGAATAAATATGTTCCGGGCAACAATCGTGTATCGGTTCGTAAACTGATGTATCTACATCTATTTCTAAATCACCACTTATGTGTGCTTGTTTCTTGCAGTATGCTAACATCGCATTCTTGAATATATTATGCATATACGTGCTTTTCTTTGTTCCTTTGTTAGGATTAAATTGTTCATGGGTTTCGTAGTATGCTATGCAAGCAACAGATACCAAATCATCGACATCACAATAAGACTGATAGTGAAATCTCCATGCTAAACTATAAATCATATTCAAGTAATTCTCAATCTGCATTATCAAGCCCCATAAGTTTTGAGTAATTCAGATAACATAGAACTTTCCTCCACAATACTGCCATCTACAATAGATGTAATCACTTTACGTTTTTCATCTATTAGTTTAGCAATTTGTTCTTCAATAGTATTCTCTGCCAATAAATAATATATATTGACACTGTCAGATTTCTGTCCAATACGATAAATACGGTCTTCCGCTTGATCGTGCTCCATAGGGGTCCATCCTAATTCGACAAATGCCAAAGCATTAGCTGCTGTAAGAGTTATACCTACACCAGCGGCTTGAATATTACCAACAAATAATTTTATTTGGTCTTCGTTTTGAAATCTATCTACAGCTTCTTGCCTTTTGTTAGCGGATGTGGAACCATCTATCTTAATAGCCACATTCTTAAACGCATTCATAATCAACTGTATTGTTTGTTTGTGAACAGCGAATACAACCAGTTTATTACCTGTTTCCAAGAAATCGTTAATCCAAGAAATCGTTTCTTGTATCTTGCCTTCCATAGCTAATTGTTTTAGATAATTTATCTTTACAAGGTGTTCTGCATTCTTGGCTTTTACAGCCGCTTTATCACCTCGAGTCTGTTTTACCCAAGCAATAAAATCTTTTTCAGCTCGAGTATATTTATTACGGTGTGTGGTCGATATTGGAAGGGGAATTACCGAGCGGACTTTAGGTGGGAGATCTGTTAACACATCGACTTTTTTTCTCCTAATCATAACACCCATTAGTTTCTCATGTAATTCTTCTACATTGGAACTGCCAGAGAAATCCCATCCGAATCCATTGTATGAAGCATCACAATATCTTTTACCATAATTCCATCTACTGCCCACCAATGATTTATTGATAAGACTCAGCATATTGTATAATTCAATAGGTCTATTCTCAATAGGTGTTCCAGTCAACCCTATTATATGCTTCACATACTTACGAAGTTTTTTGACTGATTTAGTTTGTGCTGTTTGGTTATTCTTGATTTTATGCGCTTCATCCAATATAAGCACTTTAGGATTATATTGAATGATATAATCCACCCATCCTGTGTTGGGCACTTCTTTTTTCTTTCCACCTATTGTTTTATATGTGTTTCGCAATATATCATAATTAACAATAATCACATCCCCATATAACTGTTCTTTGTTTTTTGTTCCTGATAAGATTTGAATCTTTTGGTTGCTATTGCTCCATTTTTGTATTTCTCTTTCCCAATTGAGTTTCAAAGAACTAGGCACAACAATAATCGCTGGTCTTAATTCAGGATGTAATTCCAACCATCCAATCGCCTGTATGGTTTTCCCCAAACCCATATCATCGCCAATAAGCGCATTGCCTTTAGTCTGTTCCAAAAATTCAATGCCTTGTTTTTGGTATGTAAACAAAGGTATATGGGCAATATTTTCCGTGTTTATTTGTGGCGAAACAGGGGCATTCTTGGCCTTTTGTTGTGTGGTTATACTTTGCCCCACCTTAAAGCCCAAGCCCTTAAAAATCTCCACGTTTTTCGCTAAAAATGGTATGTACCAACATTTTTCTTTCGGATCATACTTTCTACCATGTATTTCTTTCACCACCATTACTAATTCGGCATCATAAGCAAATTGCACTCGGATAAGATTATCCACCATATCTATTCTATTTTCAATGGTGGGTTTCTTATATTGGTCCATGTCCACTTCAATTACTTCATCTGTATCGTATATTTCTTGAATAACAGATTTTGGAAACCAACTTTTGATTTCTATTTGCTTGACTTTTTTCTTAATGGTGGGAACAGCATCCATTTCAAAATTCTTGGTGGGTATTCCGAAACATTGTTGGGCGCAGATAGGCCCAACACCCGCCTCTTTCGAGACGGGGTTGGTTAGAGTCCTTCCACACAGCATACATCGACAGATGTGTGGTTTAGTCACATCCATCGTGCCTCTGCCGTGTAAGAGAACCGCCTTTTCTGTTTCTCTTATCTTAACAGCGGCGAATATTCGAAGAATCCCCTTGCTCTCCGCAAAACTTCGTTTCACCTTGTATATTTTTGTTTCCATAATCGTTCTCCATAATTTCGTGTAGGGCATCCGCAACATCGTAAGAACGGCATACATATAATATGTCATTAGATTTGATTACGGAGAAAAACCCATATTTCTTTATATACATGAGCACCCCCTTTGCATCACCATATTTCTTCCCCTTCAAATTTTTCAATCAATTTCTGCACAGTAGTGGGTTCGTTATTAAACCGCAATGCCACTTCATGTTTCTGCTCATTATCGGCCGGAAAAACATGTATTTCCAATTCTCCATAGTATGTTAGAATGTAATAATAGTGATTCAAACAACCTTCATCATCACTGTTTGCAAAGGCCAGTTTCCTGGCCTCTGCAATAAATTCATGTATGGTCATCGATCATTCTCCTAATCTAACGCCAAGTGCTTCTGCCAATGTAGGTAGTATTCTTTTCTTTTCATCTTGGGACATTTTGCGTAGCTTATCTTCAATTCTTCTACGCAATTTTACCATATCTACATCAATAGATTCTATTTCACTTGAATATGGTAATCTATGTAATTGCCCCGGATGCTCTCTTTCCAAACTGTATTTTACTTCTGTTTCTTTGTTCGTTTTCAAATCCTCAAAACGAACACTAATACTGTTTTCTTCAGGCCAATAATCTTGGCAAAAGCTCAATCTCAAACTATCTGTTTTGGGTTTATATCCACCATTGCTCAAAGAGAAAAACACCGAATAAAACAATGAGTCATCACATTTCAAAATCATATATAATCTCCTATTTTCTGATATCTATATAAATCCAAATAATCAATACCACCATAACAATCATAGCCATTGTATCTTTTAGTTCTACCGGAGACATTAAATCAACTCCATTATATAATCAGGCTCTAACCCCCACATTTCTTCACAAATGTTTTCTGCTTCTTCCATCTGCCCTTCGTCTAAATATTCTCGAAGGAGTTTCCTAGCTTCGTCTATTTCCCGTTCTGCTTCTTCCTTTGTAAGTCCATCTCTTTCCATAAGTATGCGCCGAAGTCCCATAACAAACCTCCTAACAATTAAAGCCAGCCTGCGTTTCGGTCGGCTGGGGTGGTTGGTTATAAATAAATATCTTCACTTTCATACGCTACACCACCCCATGGATTAAAAATCTGCATTTTGTAAATCCCATTACCGTTTTGCACCATGCACAACGGCGCGTCATCGGTACAACTCCATGAACCTCAGCCGCTTGGCTACCATGACCGTTAGACGGTCGTTTTG